GTCGGTGCCGGATTCCTGCAAATCCCAGAAGACCGAAGCGCTGATCCCGGTCACCCCGTTCACGCCCACGTTAGACAACGTTTTATGCCAGCCCTGTTCCTGGTCGATTTTGGCGCGCAATCCGAGAGCACGGGCGGTGGTGAAGGCGTTAGCCGTGGTGCTGGTTGCCGTATTCCAGGTCAGGAAATCCGGCCAGATCACCATCAGCTCGCGCTGGCTGAAATTATCGCGATACAGGATGGCCTCAGAGACGGTTTTACAGCCCCAGGCGCTGATATAACCGAACGCGCGCAGCTTCTGACAAACAGGTGCCAGCGCGGTTGCCACTTCGAGAGTATCGAAGCCCGGCACGCCAAGAATACGTGGCTTAACGCCGGTGACCGCTTCTGCGGTGAGCAGAGCTTTCAGGCCGGTATATTTGCCGTTGGCGTCGGTGGTGCCGATGATGTTAGACACCGTCTGCGCCAGCGCCGCCTGCTCATCATTACCCGTGCCTTCTTCAACACGAACAACGACAACAACGGGTTTCGCCTGATCGGCAATCGCCTGTAAAGAGGCCGCCAGCGTGCCTTTTTTACCGGCTTTGGCAATCGCGCTCTGCACGCTGGTAATCAGCACTGGTTCATTGAGAGGAAATGTCGCCGCATCTGCATCGCTGGCCGTACAGACCATGCCAACAATCGCGGTTGAGACTGTGGAAATGACGCGGGTGCCGTCGTTAATTTCGACAACCTGTACGCCATGATGGAAATCACTCATCCGTTTTAACTCCGTGGTGTTTGGGTGAGTGATAGTTTCTCCTGCCGGACTAACAGTGGCTATTCAACCCCGCTGGACGGGGCATGGCACAACTGCGCATCGCATTTTGCTGCCGGGAATTTGCGGTAAAGCGTTGAAATTCCCACATCAAAAATCAGTGCGACGCGCTGTCTGGACTCACCCGCATCCAGGAGTCTGCCCGCCTGCGCCCACTGTTCTGCGGTGAGTTTGGGCCGCCGACCGCCGACTCTGCCCGCCTCGCGTGCAGCGTTAAGCCCGGCACGCGTGCGTTCAACAATGAGTTCACGCTCCATTTCCGCCAGTGCGCCCATAATATGAAAGAAAAAGCGTCCCATTGGCGTACTGGTATCAATGCTGTCGGTGAGGCTTTGAAAAGCCACCCCGCGCAGACGCAGCTCCTCAATCAGCGTGACCAGATGGCGCATACTTCTGCCAAGCCGATCCAGCTTCCAGACGACAAAGGTGTCACCTGGCGAAAGCATTTTCAGCAGCTTTTTTAACCCCGGCCTGTCCGATGTTTTGCCGCTCATTTTGTCTTCAAAAATCAGCTCACATCCTGAGCGATACAGCGCATCCTTTTGCAAAGCCGTGTTCTGTTCATTTGTTGACACCCTGACATAACCAATAAACATGCAAAAAATCCTTAAAAGCTTTCAGCATGCCACGTTTTGCCGCACGCAACGCCCTTTTGGTCCAGGGTTTGATAAATGAAAATCGCCAGGAGGGATTCTTTTAAAGGTTGGTTTGGGAGGAACTGATAATTATGTGAATTGGGGTAATGGATATCGGCTAATTTGGGTAAAAGGGAGTGTTCCCGGTGGAATGCTGGCCGTAACGTCAGCAATAGTTGTACCACTAATATTCCCACAGGCATTTAGCGCCAATCCTGTTATTTACTGGTCTGCGGTATCAACACCTTCTGGAGTGGTTTCTGGAGCCGGAGTGATCTCGACTTGCGCCGATCTTACCGCAACAGGAATGTCGATAAATCTTTATAACGCGTCTAACGCAGCCAAACAGATCACCTCTGTCATCGGCTTTGCAATAGGGAAAATGTGATGAAAATTTATTATTCCGCATTTACCGGGGGTTTTTATCGTAATGGTGATAATTTTCCTGCTGATTCAGTTGAAATTTCGGTAGAGAAATTTGAAGAATTAATGCTTCAGCAAGAAAGGGGGATGGTAATTGTACCCGATGCAAAGGGATTACCTGTTGCAATGGAGAATGTTAGAGATCCCGTTGAAACCGCCACTGAATTGAAATACCAAAACTTAAGAGAGGCGTCTAATTTCATCTCGGTATGGCTACTGACAACGAGATTGTATTGCTCGCTAAGTGGAAAAAATACCGGGTACTGCTGATGCGTGTGGACATAGCAGCACCCGAATGGCCTAGAATGCCGGACTTTCAGGCCAGTTAATATCCCGTGCGCTGGAGGTATCCACCGCTTCCAGCGCATCCAGATAATCCAGCCATGAATTGTATTGAATGACTTCTTCACTTTTCAGTCGCCCTAACGCCGCTTTGCCTGGCCACTGTTTACCATTCATATAATTATTCGCCTGGTCAATCAGCGTCTGCTTTTGCATTAGAGCTGCCTCTGCTTCTTCATCGTGTGATAATGGAGGAACATTAACCCAGCATGGCAACCCATCAGCGCCAGTTTCGCGGATTTTTCCTGCTGGCTGCTCACTCATAAACTTCATCACGATATCGTCATCCAGTTGCCGGAGATCGGTAAGATCCCATCCCTTTTTTTCATACTGCTCTTTCATTTCTTCAAGAATAAAAACACTATTTTTTGCAGACCATAGATAATTCATTCAATACCCCACAGCACGATAATAAATAATGTTTTGAGTCGGTGAAATAACCGATGCAATAAACGAGTCAAGGTTTGTAGTTCGGTCAAAAACGCCACAGAATCTGGAACTGGGGTCTTCTGTTTGAAATGAAAACCAAATGCCAGCGCAGAACGTAGGGAACGGAACGGGGTAATTTACGGTAATTTTTTGCCTGCTCGAATTTCCATTTACAATAAAACTTCCCCCGCATTCAATAAGATCGGAAGGGTGTTTTTTTAACCATAATGCACCTTTAGCACCAGCAAAACTCGCCATATCCGGAATTTGGTTAATCCCTGTCCCCACATTCCTTTTCGCTGCTTCTCCCAAACCAAGGTATTCGAGAAGCGCGGCGACGCTTTTACCACTCAGCGCATTCAGCGTGGTGTCCAGCGGCTGCTTGCTGGCTAAAGCAGTTTTCACATAGGCCGTGGTCGCCAGCAGCGTGGAGTTATCGGCCTGCGCCGGCGTCGGAGCCTTTGGGGAACCGGTAAAAACGGGACTGGCCTTCGGCGCATACTGCGGGTGCGGATCGGCGGCGCTGGTATGCGCTTTCATCAGGTTATCGGCGTACAACTTCACCTCAATTACCTTATCGTCCACATACTTACGCGTTGCCAGCACCACCGACGGATCGATTTTCAGCGTGATCGCCGTTGTACTCGACACAATCAAAATCATGCGAATGGTCTGGGTACGGCCGCTGCCTTCCTGCAACTGCGGCTTATAGGTCTCCGGGCAGTTTGCCACGGCGATAAGCACGCCTTCATCGTCATACAGGCCAATTTCGCGGATCCAGAATCCCCCCACGTCTTCCGGAATGATTTGCTCGGCAATAATCTGGCTGGCGTTGTTCGGATCAACGCTCAGTAAATTCAGCGGAGCCATACGCTTCGGAT